TCGTTATTTTCGTAAAAAGGTAGTGTATCATCGTGAGATGATGGGTGAATATCTCAAAATTGATTGGTGGGAATGGAGATATTAAAGTACAGAACATAGCTCAACAGGCTAGAGCGTCGCAGAGGATTATATAATCTGATTGCGGAGGTTGCAGGTTCAAAGCCTGCTGTTCAATTAGAACAGATTGTATGTGTTAATCATGCAGTCTGTTTTTATTTTTGGAGGAAATATGGATTTAAACGATATTAAGGATAAAGCCGAGAATGTTTACGGCGGAGAAAATACAACTGAATATAAAGAATTTGAAGATAAGTTCAAACCGAAGAAAACGACTGATGATTGTTATACACCCGATAATATTTACGAAACGGTTGCGGATTATGTTGCAACACGATTTAAAGTGGATCGTAACAAGTTTGTACGTCCTTTTTATCCGGGTGGAGATTACGAAAAGTATAATTATATGTCTGATAGTATTGTTGTGGATAATCCGCCATTTTCAATATTGGCACAGATAGTGAAATGGTATCAATCGCAAGGGATAAAATTTTTCTTGTTTGCACCGGGTTTAACTATTATTGGATTAACACGACACGCAAATATAATCTGCGTAGGGTATACCGCGACATATGAAAACGGCGCAAAAGTTAATACATCGTTTGTAACAAATATGACAGATAATCTGATTGAAAGTAGTAGCAAATTATATAAGCGTTTAGAAAATGCAGATAAAGAAAATTTGCGAAAAATAAAAAAAACAATTACCTAAGTATACTTATCCTGATAACATATTGACAGCATGCAGAATGAATACACTTTCGCGATATGGTGTTGATTTTGCGATAAAGCGAGAAAATGGATATTTTATGCGTGATTTAGATAGTCAGCGAAAATTCAAAAAAAAGCATTTTCGGTAACGGTTATTTAATATCGGGCAAAAAAGCTGCAGAACTTAAAGCTGCAGAACTTAAAGCTGCAGAAAATGTTTGGGAGCTGTCGGAACGAGAGAAAGAAATCATAAAGACTTTGAAATGAAAAATAAAAAAAGAAGTGAAAAGGTGAAAACAATGTTCGAAAGAATAAAGGTATATTGGCAAAAACGAAGATACAAACGAGAACGCAAGAAGTTCATACGCAAATGGAACGAGGATAATAAAAATTGGTGCGAGTGTCGACATAAACGCAAAGCGTTTAAACGTGCAATGATAAAAAACGGTTATACGATGTAATCAAACAGAAAATGTGAAAGTGAGGTGATAAGAGTGACTGAAAAGCAAAAGTTGTTTTGTGAGGAATATTTGATTGATTTGAATGCAACGCAAGCGGCGTTAAGAGCGGGATATTCGGAAAAGACGGCGTATTCGATTGGAAATGAAAACTTGAAGAAACCTGAAATTCAGGAATATATTCAAAAACGGCTGAAAGAGAAAGAGGACGCTCTTATTGCCAAACAAGATGAGGTATTGAAAACGCTTACGGCTGTTATGCGTCGTGAGAAACCCGAAACGGTTGTTGTGACGTGTAAAGCACGTAAATCACACTATGACGACAAGGGCAAGAAAATCACTGACGAGGCAGAGCAACCGATATGTGTTGAAATACCGACAAAGGTGTCTGACGTAAACAAAGCAGCGGAAATGTTGGGTAAATACTACGCATTGTTCACAGACAAATTAAACGTTGACGGTGATATGGACTACAGCATTAAAATTGATTACGGTGGTGAGGACGAATGAACAAAGTAACAGTACCGTTCAATCCGATATTCAAGCCTGTACATCAATGTAAAAAGCGTTACGTTGTAATGAAAGGCAGTGCCGGAAGTGGCAAGAGTGTTGATACCGCACAACTGTACATATTGCGTTTAATGCGTGACAAGGGACGTAATCTTGTATGTGTGCGAAAGTCTGATATAACAAACCGTGACAGTACGTTTGCGGAGCTTGAAAGTGCCATAAACCGTATGGGCGTAGGCAGAGCGTGGCGAGTTACGCAAAGTCCGTTGTCGTTCACCTGTATAAACGGCAACAAGATTATATTTCGTGGTGTAAACGATAACAAGCAACGTGAAAAACTGAAATCAATCACATTTGCGAACGGAAAATTAACGGATGTATGGATTGAAGAGGCTACGGAGCTTGTACAACAGGATTTTGAAATTATAGACGACCGTTTGAGAGGTGAACTCCCCGACGGCCTTTTTTATCAGATAAAGCTGACATTCAATCCCGTGTCATCAAGTCACTGGATAAAGAAAGTGTTTTTTGATATACAGGACGACAATGTTCTGACACATCAAAGCACATATTTAACAAACCGATTTTGTGATGATGCATACAGACAACGTATGCTACGTCGTAAAGAAGTTGATCCTGAGGGCTACAGGATTTACGGCTTGGGCGAATGGGGCGAAACAGGCGGATTGATATTCTCAAATTATCGTGTTGAAGAATTCGATACAGACGCAAGCCGTTTTGACGCTATGGCAATAGGTCAAGACTTCGGATTTAATCACGCAAATGCTATATTGACGTTAGGTTATAAGGACGGCGATATTTATGTTTGTAATGAACTGTATGTACACGAAATGGATACGACCGAAATTATCACTAAAGCTGACGGGAAGTTCAGCAAAAGTCTTGCAATGTGGTGCGACAGTGCAGAGCCGGACCGTATAAAAATGTGGCGAAAGGCAGGCTATCGAGCAAGGGCAGTTGTTAAAAATCCGAACAGCATACAATCGCAGATTGACTGGTTAAAAGGCAGAAAGATACATATTCATCCGTCTTGCGTGAATGTAATCAAAGAGATACAGCAATGGCGTTGGCGAGTTGATGAAAAGTCGGGCGAGTATACTGACGAACCTGTCAATGTATTTGATGACGCAATGGCGGCATTGAGATACGGCGTTGAGAGTTGGCGCAAGGATAAGAAAGCTAAAATCTATTCAAGAGAGGAGTACGGAATATGATAATTGATGAAGATATAGTCGCAGGCGGTGTGACACCGTTTATCATAACAAAATTGATTGAACGGCACGAGCGAGAGCGACAGAGATACCGATTATTGCACGATTACTATATGGGCGATCACCGCATTTTAAGTCGCAGAAAAAGGGGCAAAAACGTGGCAAACAACCGCATAATGTGTAATCACGCAAAGTACATAACGGATATGACACAGAGTTATCTTGTCGGCAATCCTGTAACGTATGCGGTGTCGGACGAATACGATATTGAGGCAATCAAAAACGAATATTTGGAACAGGATATGCCGAGTGTTGACAGTGAAATTGTAAAGAATATGAGCATTTACGGCAAAGCATATGAACTGATTTATGCAGACGAAAAAAGCAAGCCGAGAAGTGTCCGATTGGATCCGGAGCATACATTTGTATGTTACTCACAGTCGGCATTTGAAAAGCCGTTGTTTGCGGTGTATTACTACAAGAAATACGACCTTGACGGCTACTGCACAGGCAGTATTTGTCGTGTGTATGACGAATCGTTTATATATACATACACAGGTCTTGACAGCTATACGGCATTGTCATTGCAAAATGTTGAACCACATTACTTTTTCGATGTGCCGATTATTGAATACAGAAATAATACGGAAATGCAGGGCGATTTTGAACAGTTGATAACACAGATTGACGCATACAATGTGTTGATGTCAGATAGAATTAATGACAAAGAGCAATTTGTTAATTCGCTGTTGTTTTTGTGTAACTGCGACCTTGACACCGAACAGGCAAAAAAATTATTGGTAGAACGTATCTTAATGGGTGACGGTGACGCAAAGGCGGAGTATCTGTCAAAGGTGCTGAACGAGGCTGATACAAAGGTGTTGCGTGACGACATCAAGGACGATATACACCGTTTGTCACACGTTCCCGACCTGTCGGACGAAAGTTTCGGCAACAACTTGTCGGGTGTGGCGATAAAGTACAAGCTGTTGGGATTTGAACAGCACGTCAAGAACAAAGAACGTAATTTCGCTAAGACGTTGAGAAAACGTTTAGAGATTTACAACAATTTCTTAGTGACATTAAACGCAATGAAAGAAGTGCCGTCGCACAGAGTTGATATTGGATTTACATATAACTTGCCTGCAAACGAACTTGAAATAGCGCAGATGATTAATTACCTCAAAGGTCTTGCGTCTGACGAAACATTATTAGAGCGTCTGCCGTTTATAACAGACGCAAAGGAAGAAGTTGAAATCGCACGCAGAGAACAGGCTGAAAAGTCCGCCGAAGATATGCGTATCGCTGAAAGTTCGGCAAGGAAAGTAAACTACAATGAAGAGTAAGGCATATTGGGTAAAACGTGCCGTTGAAGTTGAAACATATTTACAATCGCAAGCGGACAGCGTTAAGGACGGTGTAATTAAGGCATATGAGCGAGCAATCAAGAATGTAAACAATGATATTGAGAAAACGTTTAAAGCCTATATTTCAACCGATATACCCGAAAAAGAGGCACGTCGGCTGATGAGTATAGCCGACAGCGACAAACAGTACGAAGAACTGCTTGAACTGTACGACGAAACAGACGACAAGACAGTCAAAAAGGAAATTCTAAACCGCATAAATGCACAGGCATATGGTGCGAGAATTAGCCGATTAGAGGGACTGAAACGTAATGTATATATTTACTTTAGGCACGTTGCAAACGAGGCTATAAAGGAGCAAAAGAAACTGTATGACAGTGCGGTAAAGACGGCGTATTATACAAACATTTTTGATACCGCCAAAGGTTTAAACTGCGGTATTGATTTTTCACTTGTACCGCAAAAGGCGGTTAATATGGTATTAAGTGAGCCGTGGCACGGTCACAACTACAGCGAGAGAGTGTGGATACATAACGACAGATTTATACAGGCAGTCGGACAGACGATTGAGGACGGTATAATCAGCGGTCACAGTGTAAGCCGTATGACTGATAAGCTGATTGATTACGTCAAAGATACTGCACCGGGTGGAATACGAACATCAGCCGAAACACTTGTACGAAGTGAAACGGCACATTTTATGAACCAAGGTCAAAGAATGGCATATGAGGAAATCGGTATAAAACAGTATCGTTTTGTTGCGGCACTGTCTGAATTGACGTGTGACAGGTGCGGAAGTCTTGACGGTAGCGTGTTTGATACGGATAAAGCCGTTGAGGGCGAAAACTTTCCACCGATACACCCACGTTGTCGGTGCGTTACGATTATGGCAGACGTGAATTTGACAAGTCGTATTGCACGCGATCCGCTCACTGGCGAAAATTATAAGGTTGACGGCAATATGACGTTTGATGAATGGAAAAACAGTTTGTCGGACGAGCAGAAAAATGCGTTAGAACTTCACGTCAAGCAAATGCGAAACAGGTCAGCGGACAAAGTGCAGTATGAAAAATACAGTCAAATTTTCGGCAAGGAATTTCCGAAAACTCTTGATGATTTTGTGGATATGAAGTATAATGATAGTGACAGATGGGAGCAATTTAAGTCCGAAAAGCAAGAATGTCTAAACCAAATGGACTTTAAAGATATGAATGGTCTTATCGGAAAATTAGGCAATAAAGAGGCTCGTTTATGGTATAAGGCTCACGATGAAAATATCCCGAATTTGATTGATAAAACACAAACATTAGAGCAACAAGCAAGGCAAGCCTGCACATTGCGTAATACAAACAGAACTAATACAAGAGATTTGATGAAAGACCAAAAATTAAGAAAAGAACTTGATATGAAGTATCCTAATTTACCTTATGAGTTTTATTATAAAAAATATAAAACGGACAAAGAAACAGGAAAAATATATTCTGATGACGAAGTAAACAAAAAGATAATAGAAAAATCTACCACAACAAATAAAAAAGCAGATGAGAAAGCGGGTGTTGACAGATGAAAACATATATTATAAATATAGAATATGGAGTGCAGATAAGAATAGATTGCACAGATAAAGATATGAAAATTTATGATAAATTGGTTTCGTTTTTAGATAACCGTAAAGACGTAAAATGTGTAAAAAAATCTACAACTTTTGAAACGCCTATATCAGATTATGAGTATAAAAATATTCCGTTTTCGGTTTTGTTTGATGAAATGGTTGATGAAACATTTATTTTTGTAGGAAAAGAATATGACTACAAATTAATAGAGCAGTTATTACAAAAGTTAATATAGTCGAATAAAAGCACGTTGTTAGACGTGCTTTTTTGATACATTGAAAGGCGGTGATAGTGTGAGAATAGGCACAACATACACATAGAAGAAAGGAATGGTGATCCGATTATCTCCCTGTTAGACGTGGGGTTATACGTCTTATTTTTATACAATTTTTCAGAAAGGAATGATTTGAATGGCAGATACAGCAGAGCAAACAGAAAATCAAGAGCAAGAGAAGTCCACAGAGCAGAAGTCAACCGAACAAAAAGACGGCGACAATCAAAAGGCGATTGATGACGCAGTAGCGGCGGCAAAAGAGAAGTGGGAAAAGGAACTTGAACAAAAGCTAAAGGACGCTGAAAACGAGGGCATGAGAAAAGCCAAGTTGACAAACGAGCAAAGAAAAAAAGAGGACGACGTCAAGGAACGAGCAGAATTTGAAAAAGCAAAGGCAGAGTTTGAACGTGAAAAAATCGTTGCATATGCCGAAACGGAACTTGCCAAAGTCGGATTGTCTGCCGAGATTGCGAAGTACATTGTAGCAGAGGATAAGGATAGCACAAAGACGGTTATTGACAAGATAAAAGAAAGCTACGACAAAGATGTACAAGCAGGCGTTACCGAGCGTTTAAAGGGCAAAACACCGAATTTAAACGGTGGCAGTGGCGGTCACAACACAGGCAGTTTTATGGACATAATCAGAGAAAATCAAAGATAGGAGTGAAATAAATGGGTTATTTAAAAAATGAATTGACAGGCTTTGTGCCTGTCGAGCAAGCAACAGAAATCATCAAAATGGTGACAAGGGGTTCAAGTGTTTTAAGAATGGCGAAAGTCGAGGAAATGAAACACGAGAAGAAAAAGTTTAACGTACTTACAGACGGTCCGGGTGCTTACTGGGTCGGTGAGGGTGAAAGAATTAAGACAAGCGGTGCTACTTGGATTCACCCTGAAATCGAGGCTAAGAAGTTAGCCGTTATTATTCCGGTAACAAAGGAAAAGTTGGAAGATACAACTATCAGCGTATTTGAGGAACTAAAGCCGGAAATCGCAGAGGCATTCTACAGAGCGATTGACGCGGCGTGCATTTTCGGTACAAATTCGCCGTTCAAGACAAACATTATGAACGCTATAGACAGCAAGCATATGGTTGTTACAGACAACACAAATATTGATATTGCTATATCTGACGCAATGTCAATGATTGAAGAAAACGGCTATGACCCGTCGGGATTTGTTGGACGTATCGGCGTTAAGAATATGCTAAGAAAGCTACGTGACGCAAACGGCGCACCTGCATATGTCAACGGTACAACAGGCGGTGAGCTGTACGGTCAGCCTATCGAATTTGTGCGCAACGGTGCGTGGGACAACAAACGTGCCGATATTATCACAGGTAACTTCAAGTATGCCGTTGTCGGTATGCGTGCCGGTATCAATTATGAAATCTTGACGGAAGCAACACTGCAAGGCACTCTTGACAGTGACGGTAAACCGCTATCACTTGCGGAGCAAGATATGGTTGCAATCAAAGCTACTATGCGTTTAGGTTTCCTTGTGGTTAAGGACGACGCATTTGCCGCATTTAAGAACGGTGTTCCGACACTCGGCGAATTGACAGTTGAATCGGTTGCAGGCACAACAGGCAACACTGTTGTTACAGTATCGCCAAAGCCTATCGGCGGTCACAAGTTGGTTTACAAGACTGCCGCAAACACCGCTCCAAGCGTTGCATATGACGACGATTTGTCGAAGTGGACAGAGTTTAACAACGGTGATGAAATCACTGCAACAAACGGTCACAAGATTACAGTTGCGGAAGTTACCGCAGACGGCAAGGCGAGAAAGTCGGGCAGTGCTGACGTTGTAAGCGGTGAATAATATGGAACAGTTGGGGACACTAAAAATGTTGTTGGGAATTAAGGACGACGAGCAAGACAGCTTGTTGTCCTTTTTGCTTGAGGACACGGTTAATATGATTATGGCGTATTGCCATATTGATGTACTGCCTCGTCAGCTTGAAAGCCTTGTTCCGAAAATTGCGGCGGATATGTACAGGGCGAAAGGTTACGGGGACAGTAAAAGTCCTCAAATCGTCAAAAGTAAAAGCGAGGGCGAACGCTCCGTTACATACACCGAAACCGACAACGACAAGATTTTCAGCAACTATTATAAACGCCTTGACCCGTTCCGAAAACGAAAGGGGCGTGTTCCGAGTGACATCAGTATTCAGTGATTTTTACGATAAAACTGTTATAATTGCAGAATATGAAATTGACGACTATACAGGTAAAACCGAAAAGACTGTATTATCCGAAATCAAAGCCGATGTACAACCGTACAGCGGTGGCAGAGCAAGAGAGCAATACGGTTTGGATATAGAATGTCAAATGCGTATGTTCTGCGATATGTCAGACGACGTAAAGGTTGGAAACAGGGTTGAATATGACGGCGACATATATGATATAACATATGTGCAGAAATGGGACAGCGGTTTGGTAGCAATGCTCGAAAGGAGCCGGTTAAAATGAATTTTTCAATCGAGGGGATAGACAACGTTGTTGATAAGCTGACACAGTATGCAACAGGTGATAAAATGCAGAGAGGTTTGGCAATGGCGGGCGAAGTCGTAAGAGCACACGCAGTGGCAAACTGTCCTGTTGCAACAGGACGTTTAAAAGGCAGTATTGTAAGCCAAGTGGACGGTGACAGTGTTGCAATCGGTCCGACTGCCGATTATGGCATTTATGTTGAATTCGGCACAGGATCAAAGGGCGACAAATCTGTTTCGCATACGTCAAAAAGACACTGGACGTATTACAGTGGCGGTCGATTTTACACAACGTCGGGGCAAGCACCAAAGCCGTTCCTCGTACCTGCACTGAAAAATAATATAAGTGAAATAATTATGAAATTTAGGGAGGGGTACGGTGTTTGATATTGGTTTGGAATTACGGGATATTTTAAAGCAAATAGACGGTGTAAGTGTATGCTTTGCATATCCCGATAATTTTAATAAATTGCCCGCAATAGCATATTACACGCTAACGGACAAAGGCTCAATGTCATATGACAATATGGTCGTTACGAATGATACGACGGTTCAGATTGATATTTACGCCGATTATCCGCAAACGTGTTTTGAATTGTCGGAGAGGGTATATAAATTGTTGACTGATAATGAATATTATCACGAAATGACAATGGATGTACCCAATCCCGACGACAAGAGTATAAAACATAGGACAATGAGATTTACGAAAGTAGTAGAAAGGAATGATTGATTTATGGCAAATACAGAGAAAAGAAAACCACTACCTACAATAGGTGTGGACAAGTACACATTTTTCGCAGTTTTAACAGACACATCAGAGGGCGCAACATATGGCGATCCGTATAATTTAAGAGGTACAGTCGAAATTGCACCGACAGACGCAGGCGGCAGTGATGTTTTTGACGCCGATAACGGTGCGTATGAAACATCAAACTACATTGAAAAATTAGGTCACGACATCACAAATGCCGATATTCCGCCGGAAGTTGATTCAATGTGGCGTGGACTGACACAAAAAGACGGTGTAGTAGAGGTCGGCAACGATACAAAAACAGTTTATTTCGGTGTTGCGTGGAGAATTATGAAATCCGACGGCTCATACCGTTATGTAAGATATTACAAGGGTTCGTACAGCTTTGCGTCAAACGTAGGCGGTAAGACTAAAGCGTCAAGTGGTGCACCGGAAAAGCAAACTGCAAAGGCTACATACACAGCCGTACAACGTGATTTTGACAACAACTATTACGCATACTTTGACGAAAGCGATTTGCCGGAGGGCGTTACAAAGACAGAACTTGAAGAAAACTGGTTTAAGGATATGAACTACTATCCTGTAAAGAAAGCACTGTAAAATAAACGTAATTTGACATTATATGAGGTATAGTGTAGAATAAAAATAGGCTGAAAAGCCTTGATATATGGAGAGCGGTGGCGGCTCTGTTTCGGAAAGGAAATATTATGAGTGAAACCACAATACAACTTGTATTGATTTTGCTTATTGTATGGATATTAAAGAAATAACCGCCCTAACGCAATAGGACGGTTATTTGGGTAGAAAATATTTTCTACACTAAATATAAACTAATGTATTAGAAACGGCTGTTTACCGTTCCTCTTATATCTAAATTATAACACAATAAAAAATGTATGTCAAGCACGCATATAGCGTGCTTTTTGTATGCAATGAATTAGGAGGAATATTATGCAACACACATTAACATTTAAACACGATAATAAAAAATACGTTTCAAAGCCGTTCGACTTTGAGGCAATGTGTATTATTAATGACGCACATAACGATGAAAATAAAAACGGACCGTTAAATATCTGCCGAGAGGCGGTGGACTATATGTTCGAGGGAACGGACGCAACGCAGGATATTATTGATGCCATTGATGTAGGCACACATTCAAGACTATGTATGGAATTATGGAAATTCTATATAGACGCGTTGACAACAAAAAACGAGTAAAGGGCGGTAATTCCTCAAAAAGCCAACCACTGCGTACTTTGTATGCAGATTGGTTTAGGCAAAGAGGGTTATTGCCGAATGTAATATCAAAGCAAAATCCGTTTGTTTTGTTTAAAATGATAGACGATTTGGAAGATGATACGGAAGAGGTCTATACAGGAAACGACCCGTATTTAAAAATGTTTTACGGAATGTAGTGAGGTGATTTGTAATGGCTGACGCGGCGGAATTAGTAGTAAGAATAAGAGGTGATGCGTCGGATTTAGAGGCAACAATAAGCGGTGTATCGCAACAACTCGAAGAATTGGAACGAACACAAAGCAATACAAATGGTGTGAAAGGTGTAAGAGAAAGCACAAGTGCATATCAAGGTCTTGCAAGTCAGCTTAAAGATACCGGAAAAGGTATAAAAGAAGTCGGCGAAAGTATTGACACGATAACAAAACCGATACAATACGCATCAACGGCTCTTGCCGCAGGCGGTGTCGCAAGTGCGAAGTTTGCAATAGATTTTGAGGATAGTTTTGCCGGAGTTAAAAAGACGGTTGACGCTACACCGGAACAGTTATCCAAAATAAAGCAAGGCATTATTGATTTGTCAACAACAGGTATTGACGGCAGAGGCGCGATACCACAAACAACGACTGAACTAAACGAACTTGCGGCGGCGGGCGGTCAGTTGGGTATATCACAAGAAAACATTATCGACTTTACGGAAGTAATGGCACAAATGGGTTCAGCAACAAACCTTGTCGGCGAAGAGGGTGCCGCAACACTGGCACGTTTTCAGAATGTTATGGGTGTCGGTCAAAACGAAATCCGTAATATCGGCAGTGCAATCGTTGATTTGGGTAACCACAGTGCGACAACAGAATCGGAAATCGCGGAAATGGCATTGCGTATGGGTAAATACGGTTCATCTGTACGAATGTCGGCGGCGGACGTGTTGGGTTATTCTGCCGCACTATCATCATTAGGCATTGAGGCACAAATGGGCGGTAGTGCGATAGGTCGTACGTGGCTATCCATAGAAACAGCCGTTGCAAGCGGCGGAGAGGGCTTGACGAAATTCGCAAAGTATAGCGGTAAAAGTGCGGAAGAGTTTAAAAAGCAGTGGAATACTGACAGCTCCGGTGCATTTAACGGACTGTTAAAAGGCTTGCAGTCTGCCGAGAATCTAACTGTTGCGTTAGATGATTTAGGCATAAACAATACACAGGATATACAGGCTATGATGGCATTAGTCAACGGTTATGATTTAGTAACCGAGAGTGTCAATCGTTCAAACACCGCATACCAAGAAAATACGGCATTGCAAGAAGAATTTAATGCAAAGAATGAAACGACCGCATCAAAATTGGCGAACACAAAAAACAATATTATTGAGGCGGCAAGAAGTATCGGCGAAACAATGTTACCGTCAATACAAGACGCAAGCACCACAGTAGCTGATTTTGCAAAAGGATTGTCGCAAATGGACGACGAACAAAAACGTGTTGTTGTTAATACGGGTGCGACAGTTATTGCGATAGGTGCTATTTCAAAAGTCAGTGCCGGAGCAATCAAAGGTGTTGGCGGAATTGTTGAGGCAGTCGGCAACATCAAAAAGGCATTTTCAGCAGGCGGAGCATTGGCGAAGTTTGCACCGACACTTGCGAGCATAGGTTCTGTTGCCGGACCTGCGGCGTTAGCTGTTGCGGGTATTGCTACGGCGGCGATAGGCGGAAAGGTTGCATATGACAAATGGTATCAATCGCAATACAGGTGGAGCGAGGGACTATCCAAGGGTAATGAAAAGGTCAAAGAAAGCCTTGAAAAATACAAATCGCTGAATGAAGTACAGGGGCAAATCAAATCGTTAAAAATGGTTATTGAAAGCCCTGAAAGCAGTCAAGAACAAGTTGACAATGCAAAAAGCAAGTTAGAAGAAATAAAGGAAATGCTATCGCAAGAATATAATCTTGTAATCAATTCCGATAATTCTAATTTGGACGACGCTGTTGAACAAGTAACAAAACTAACCAAGAATGAATTGCAATCTAACATAAATAATCAACGTGCCGAATTATCTGAATTAGTAAATAATAATGCTAATTATATACAAACACGACGCGAGGCACAAGAAAATTATAACCAAGAATTAGAATTGCAGACTAAATATTCAGAGGCAAAGTCTAAAGTCAGTGATATTACCGCAAAAATAGCGGACAATGAAATTACTGCGGCTGAGGGATACGAAAAAGCCAAAGAAATATATAAAAATACAATAGGTAGTGACTATGAAAATGCGATAACGGATGAATCCGCTAAAAATGCAGAAAGTGTGCTTGCCTCGATAACTGGTAGTTATAAGGTTGCGACAGGAATACTTGAAGATTATAAAAAACAACTTGATGATTTGGACGGTTCACATCAAGAACTACATGATACAGCAGAAGAACTGTCTAACATGGAGCTTGAATTGTTAAAAATGTCAGTGGCAAATAAGGATAATGAGAGTGTGGAAAAATCATTGTCCGATATGAAAGAATTTATTTCAGCGGGCAAACTGGATATGAACAGTTATGCTCAAGCCGCGGCATTGGCAATGAATGGAGTTGATAATTTAGAGTCTGCGTGGGAAAAAGCGGCAAATGGTGACGGAACAGAATTGAATAATATAATTAACGATTATGTTCATTCAATGCAAAAGTTTGGAGCATATTCAGGTGATATTGCAACAAATGCCGCTTTACTGCAAAACGGATTTAAGACTGTAAAAGAGGCTGCCGAAAACGGTAAACTTGATGTTATTACCGAACAGGCAAACGAATTAGCACACAGCATGGGGCTGATTCCGGAGAATAAGCGTATAGTCATAGATGCCGACGGGAACATTTCGGTAGTAAAGGAACTTCAACAGGCTGTAGATGATGTAAATACAAAAGGTGACGTAAAACTGCAAGTCGGTGCAGAGGGCGATATTTCTGTATTGGACACAGCTGATGAAAAATTAAAAGAACTTGTCAAAAATGACGAAGTTCAGATTAAATTTAATATCGATACAGGCGGTTTTGATATTAACGATTTGAATGGTAATAAGTTGGGTGAAATCACTGCAACGGGTAAAGTTATATGGACTAATGACAGCACAGAACCCGACAACTATACGGCACCACCCAAAGAGGGCAATGTTACATTTAAGAAGAATAGTGCAGAACCTGACGGCTATCAACCAGAAGACAAATTTGCGACAGTCCATTATACTGTTTCTGTTGAGGGTTCGTCTATAGAGGGACTAAGCGATAAAAATGTTCCGGCGGCCAAGTTTGGCAGTTCGGGAATGTTCGTAAAAAAAGCCAAAAAAGCCAAAGGTACACAAAATTTTGAGGGCGGTTTGGCAATGGTTAATGATGAAAAGGGTATATCTGACCCGCGAGAATTAATCGTTGATAAAGGACGTGCATTTATACCACAGGGCAAGGACGTAGTATTGCCGTTGTCAAAGGGTGCAAAGGTGTACACAGCGTCACAAACCAAGGCGATAATGTCGGGTATGGGTATACCGCATTACGCAACAGGAAAAGACAATTCGGACGCGTTTACATCAGCCAAGGACGATTGGACGCATTACACAAAAACGCACGCAGTAACGACCGCACAAGAATTAGAGAAGTGGTTAGAATTTCAAGAGAAATTCAAGTCGAACGACAAGGATATTGCCGATATTGAGGAACAAATTTTCAGTCTGACACAAAAACGCACACAGGAGTTAAACAACCTGTCAAAGTCGTACATTGAAGAACGTGCGGCACTGAATGACTGGGACGACAACGGCGACAATCCTATCGATGCATTTACCCGTATTCGTGACCGCAATATGGCGGAAGTCGAGGCAGGACGTATGACGTGGGAGGACTATACGACAGAAATGTCAAGTATAGGTTCAACGTTATACGAGAATATGACCGAATACAGTCGTGATTGGTTGGAACACCAAGAAAAATACAACGGTATGAGTGCCACTGATTATATAGCAGGTATCGGCAGAATACAGACGTACACCGAACAAATGTACGCACAGGGTATAATCAGCCACAAAGAATATGTAGAGGCAAAAAACAAGCTGAATGATGAGTATTTGGACAAGCGTAAAGAACAAATTGAGAAAGAGTACGACATATCAAAAAACTACATCAGTGAACATACATATTTCAACGACTGGGACGATAACGGCGACAATCCTATTGATGCCTATAACCGTGTTATGGATAGACACCGTGAGGAACTATCAAAAGGCGAAATCACGCAAGAAGAATTTGACAAGTATCAAGGTTTGGGTTCGGATATGTATTCGGAACGTGTGGAGCAGTCAAAGAACTGGTTAGACGAACAACGTAAATATTACGGTATGACTGATGAAGAATATATCGCAGGTTTAAAACGTATTCAGCAGTATACACAGGAATACTATGATTTGGGGTTAATCAGCCGCAAAGAATACAACGAAAATATGACTGAACTAAATCACGATATGTTCGACCAAGCGGGCGAATCGTTTGACGATATGCTACAGCAACAGCAGGACTACATCAACAAACTGCGTGATGAATTTTCTGCACAGGAACAGGCCCTACAGGACAGTTGGACGGTAGAGGACCGCAAGGCTGATATGTCCGAAACACAGGCGCAGTTGGATATTTACGCAAATGCAGTAACAGACAGAGGACAGCAGAAGTACAAAGAACTGCAAGAGCAGATGAAACAACTGCAACGTGACGAGGAATTGTATCAGTTGCAAGTCAAAAACAATGCCACGATTGAAAAATTAGAGGCAGAGTATGACGCGTTGGAAAACAGCAAGACTGATTTCATCAAGTCGATTGCAACTAACATTGACAGTATAGACGTGACAGGCATTGTGGCGGATATAACACAGGAAGTCAGCGGCGGCAATGACAAGATAACCAAGACGTTAAGTGAGATCATAGACGCAATTAAGGGCATTAAGATTGAACAGCAGAACTATAACAACAACAGTAAAATCACAATCAATACGACAGACAGCGCTATTTTGGGTAGCTATGTATAACGTGCGGAGGTAGAAAATGCGAAACGGATTTTATTTTAAAAACAAACATTCAAACGATTTCGGCGTGACTGTACAAACGCAGTCACGTCCGATTAAACCGGAAATGAAAATACAGACATATGACAGCCCGTATATAGACGGTGAATATGATTTTTCAACGGCAAATGCGTACAACCGTGAATTTTATAAAAACCGCGTATTTAAAATGAATTTGCAAATATCGGCGGCGGATATGTCTGAACTGAACAGCAAAATCACAAAAATCACAACGTGGTTAATGGGACGTGGCGAGTTGATATTTGACGACACACCGAATGTCAAATGGAATGCGTCGGTTATTGAAACAATAGATTATAAACCCGAAAACTACGGACACAAAGCCGTTATTTCGGTGTCGTTCAAAGTGCAGACGTGGGCGGCGTTGGTATTTGATATTTTTGACGGTCCGATTTTGGATAACCCAAATATTAAATTAGATGATGAAATACCAATCGGACCGAATGAATATTACACGATTACAACGGCAGGCGATAGTACAATACATAACACAGGTGACCGCCCTGTCAGACCTGTTTTGCGTGTTACAAACGTCACAAAACCTACAACGATAACCTGTAACGGTATCAGTATTACGGTGTCTGAAAACTGCGTTATTGACTGCGACGAACAGTCGGTAACAGACGTAAACGGCAACAGTATTATGAAAAAAATCAAAGGTAGTTTTTTTGAACTGGAAACAGGGGAAAATACAATAAATTTATCCACGACGGCAACGGTCGAATTTTCATTCTATCCGCAGTACGTTTGGAATACAGAAACGGAGGATATATACAAATGGGACAGATAACATTTATGCGATTGCACGACAGATATACAGACAGTTTTGAAACAGGTGAGGTACTGAACAACGCATATAACGTCAAAGAAACAAGGATATTGAACGATACGGGAAGTATTGAATTTGACTATCCATACGACGAAAAGGCGCGTCTAATCAGTCAAAATATGTTGGTTAGTGTAAACGGTCATATATACGAAATCAGCCGAACAACACGAAATACAAACGGTACAGACACATTGCACGTTTACGGTACACCGCATTTCGTATATGAGGCGCAGAAAGCATTTATACCGACAATCGGTGATAATATCGGTAAAAGTTCAAGATATGTTCTAAAACAAGCGATTGATATTATATCAGAATTTAAAAAGTATGTCGGGGAAAGGTGCATTTTTCACATAATGACAGAGGCAGAGCTTACCGCCAAAGGAATGAAGTGGGTAGCAGATGACAAACTGTTAATTGATTTTTTCTCTACCGACAAAACAAATTTGTGGGACGTTATAAAAACGATAATAGAAAATTTGGGACGTGGCGAGATATTCCACGAAACAACTATCGACAGTAATAACAACATTGTATGTAACATTGCCATTGTTGAACGTATCGGCACGGATAACGGTGTCAGACTGCGATTAGAAAAGAATATGCAAAGCATATCAATAGAACGCAATGTAAGCGATATGATAACGCGTTTATGGGCGTTCGGAAGTGACGATTTAACGGTCAGCAGTGTAAACGGCGGCAAAGCATATATAGACAGTCCAAACATTGAAAAATACGGAGTACAAGAGGGGTACAAGGACTATAGCGATTATACATCAGCGGCCAAACTGTACCGTAACGCAAAGTGGGAATTTGATGAGGATAACGAGGATAGAATTGACGTACCACAGTTGACAATCAGCGGTAAATTGATTGACCTATCCAAATTAGCCGAATACGGTGTGGCGGAAAAGTTGGAAATAGGCGATACAGTACACGTATTTGACATAGACGGTACGGAATATGTGCAGAGGGTAATTGAGTATCAGGCATATCCGTTGGAGCCGAAAGAGAGCAATATATCAATCGGGCATATCAGACGTGATTTTTTTATCGGACTATGGCAGACAGAACAGGCAACAAAGAAACATGCAAAGTGGCAGACAGCGAACAACAGTGTAAATATCCGAAAAGTACAAGGAACGGTGAACACAGACCGAAACGAGGTGCAGTCGGACAATAAGCTGTTGAAGATTGTCGGCGATTTGCTATATATCGAAGATAATAAGGGCAGACGAAGAATAAACCTCGGAAATATGGACGGTGCGTTCGTTTTTCAGATATTCAATCAGTTGTCGGAGAAAACCATTGAAATGGACGATGACGGTAATGTTACTATAACAGGTGTATTTGCCACAGGCACAGACAAAAAGGCAAGAACAGTTATAGACAAAAACGGTATTCAAAGTTACGACGCTGCCGGCAACAGATACGGCTTGTGGTGTAACGAACCTACCAATAAAGACCAAAGGTATGCTGATTTTAAGTTATATTATGGTGGAAAAGAAGTTTTTCAAGTGTATAACGGTATCAGTGAAACATCTATAAGATTACAAGGAAGTAATATTTTATATGGTGGAAACGGTGCGACACACGGCGTAGGAAAATGGGTATTTGAACAGGGAGCAAGCGGAACATTTCAAACAGCAGACGGAAAAACGGTAACTGTTTCGGGCGGTCTTATAACAAGTATTTCATAAAAGATATTTACAAAATTATTCCTTTGTGGTACAATTTAGGTATCACAAAGGAGGTATTTTTATGAAAGGGAATATGAAAAGTTTTATATGCGGTATGCTCGTTATGGGTGTTATATCGTGTGCAGGAGTATATGCGGCTGACGTATGGCAAAATATAAATGTTTTACCGAATACAATAAAGGTTGTTGTAGACGGTAAAGAAGTACAAGCCGATAATTTCTTATACAATGATACGACATACTTGCCGATAAGGGCGGTAAGTGAAGCATTAGGAAAAGACGTACAGTATGATACCCAAACAAGCACCGCCACAATATCAGAAAAGAAAGAAGTTGATAACATGGCAGTTACAAGTAAATACACTCCACCGACAGAGTATATAAACGATTCTGATTATATAATGCAAAAGGACGGCGTATATTACGCATTATTAAATTTTGTATGGGATATGGTGCAAGACGCAGATTGCAAGGCTGAATATGAACATGATACAAAAATGATTAAAATATTAAAAGATAAAAAAGAAATATATTCGTGTCAAGCCATTTTGGTAGAGGATAGAAGTGTTATTCCGTACGACCAATTTGTCGACGAGATACAACCGTTGTTGAAATAAACGATTAAATCTTGCAAATAACAACAAAATATGATAGTATAGTAAACGGAAGTAAGAGGAGCTATATGGGCGGTTTGTCACTCTCTTAATAGGGGGTGATATTATGGACATTATCGAAATGGTTGTGACATTACTTATAATAGTATCACTCATTGAATTGGTAAAGAACATAAAAAAATAACCGCCCCACAGTTCCAAATGTAGACGGTTATTTAAACTTATACATACGGACAAACCGCCTTTAAAGCGGATACCCTCTTTATACTTCCATTATAACGAATAATGTTGGAATTGTCAATATTATTCTTATACTAAAAGCACTTGCCAAATGGCGGGTGCTTTTTTCGTACCGAGTGGGAATAACTACTTCGATATTATCGAAGTGGTTAAAGCAAAGTAAATGAACTAGGTCAATAATATTGACTTAGTTTAGGGGGTCTCCATTTTGGAGATACCTACTAACTAGGTGAATAATATTCACCTAGTTCAAAAATGCACGTTTTCATATATATCTCGAACTAGGTCAATATTATTGACCTAGTTCAAAATACACATTTTTGATACGGATTTACAAAGAAGTTAGACGCTATCTTCCGATGTATCGGATTCTTTCTGATTAGATTTTTTAGATAGTAAATATCCTATAAAGTCATAGACTGTTTCTAAATGTTCTTGGTCTAACGTTTTCGCTAATCTGAAAATTTTTATCATATTATCATCGCCGGGAGCGGAAATATCAGAAAAGTCATTTACGGCAGAAAAGTATTTATCTTTCTCCTGTGTGGTGTGCGAAATATTTGGTATATCAGTATTGCCAACAATATAATCCAATGACACATTATAGTATTGAGCTAATTCGTTTAAGATTTCAATGTTGGGCGAACGATTACACGTTTCGTAGTTGCCAAGCGTAGATGACGATATTTTTAAATCGTTAGCTACATCTCTTAGTAGCAATTTGCGAGAACGTCTTAAATTTCGTAATCGAGTGCCTGTGATGTTTGTAGATTCACACATGGTAAACACCTCCTTTATTTGATGTAATTATATAATAAAAATGTGAAAATGTCAAAATAAATTCAAAATAGGGGTTGACATACTACAAAATGAATGATATACTACAAACATCAAATGACAAAACGAATAAAATAATTCAAAATGTCAAACAGAAAGAGGGTGAATTAAATGAGATATCTAAATTTTGGTGTTGATGATGAAACCTATAAAAGGGCGAAAATTGATGCGGTCAATGAGGGCAAGACAACAAGACAGTATCTTGTAGATATTCTGACAGAACATCTAAATCAAAAAAAGAAAACAAAAAAATAGAATGTTGTCACGACTACCAATCAACACAACATTCTAAACAAAAACTCCGAAAGGAATTTATATATACATTATATCATAACCTTTCGGATAAATCAAGTGTAAAGAAAGGATAATGAATATGACAAATCAATTAGTACCGATTGAAGTGAACAATCAAAGAATTTTAACAACGCAACAACTTGCGGAAGTCTATGAAACAGATACAAACAATATTAAAAACAATTTCGCAAACCATAAAAGCCATTTTGTAGAGGGTGTGCATTACTTTCTTTTAAAAGGTGAGGAATTAAAGGCTTTTAAGCGCGAGGTCAATAATATTGACTTTGCGAACACAAACGCAGAGAACCAGGTCAATGATATTGACTTGGTTAAAACGGAAGATATGAACCAGGTCAATAATATTGACCTAGTTGACAAACACGCACCGCAACTATACCTTTGGACAGAACGCGGAGCAAATCGTCATTGCAAAATTCTTGACACCGACAAGGCGTGGGAGCAATTCGACAACTTGGAAGAAACATATTTTCGAGTAAAGGAACAGCGCCCTGCTTGCATTGAAGATGTCCTTATACAGAGCTTGCAAGAGATGAAAGAAGTAAAACAACAAATACAAGCAACCAACAAGCGTCTTGACGGTATTTCGGACATTGTAGCTCTTGACACGCATTCTTGGCGTGAGGACGCAAGAAGATTAATTGTTAAGATTGCGCAGGCTATCGGCGGAAATGAATACATAAAAGACGTTAACGCGGAAGTGTTTAGACTTGTGGAGCTTAGAGGTGCAACACGACTAAGCATAAGGCTTACAAATATGCGTAGACGTATGGCAGACAATGGTGTTTGCAAATCAAAACGCGATAGACTAAACAAAGTTGATGTAATCGCAGAAGATAAGAAACTTATTGAGATTTACGTTGCAATCGTCAAAGAAATGGCTATTAAATATGGCGTGGATACGGTTGCATAAGAAAGGGGTTAAAATTATGTTAAGACACAAATTTATGAATGAGAGAACAGTTACCTTTGATGACAAGGTATATAACGATTTAGAGTTACTTGCGGATGTTACAGGCAGAACTCGTGAAGAACTTATACATAAGGCGGCAATAAACTTGATCGAGGAAAATAAAGAGTATTTTACCGAGTATATCCTTGTAGATTATTTGGGGGACTTCTTGGACGGCAATGCGGAGAAGGAGAGTTGCAAGGTTGCAGGCGTTAAGGTCGATTTGGGATATGACGAAGATGATAATTATACGGTATATTTCAGTGTGAAAGATACCAACGGAAAAACGATAGAAGAAGAGTATCGTGATTATGACGATATAGACGCTTTAATTGATTTTCTACGTCAATTATCTTATAAAATTGACCGCGATAGCGAAGATGTGAAGAACTACCTTAAGCAAAGAATGGACTACCGTTAAAACGGCGTAGGAGGAAATTGTGATGAAAAGTGAATTGATAAATCAAATTTATGCAGACGTTTCACAGAGCGAGGAATATCAAAAATCAGAAGAAATGAAACAGTTAACTAAAATACAAGATGAGCAGGGGAAAGCCATAAGAAAGACCGTAGGGGATAGAATGTATATAAACAATATTGATGGATTTGTTTCAGCGTCGGAGGCTGGTTGTGAACGTTACGGTTTTATTTTGGGTTTTAAATATGCAATGCGACTTATGCAAGAATGTTTCAATCCAACAGGACAGAATATATAAATATTAAGCACCTTTTGGGGTGCTTTTTCTATGCAAAAAAAGAGGTGACACAATGTACAGACGAATACCACCATAGCACGCTTACGGCGTGTTTTTTTAATGAAATCCCAATCAATTACGATTAGAAAGGAATGATAAAATGAAATTAAATTTTAATTTTGACGGTAAAACATTATTATCGAAATGGTGGAAGATTGTTCGTGATAATTTCACGGCAATTCAAACCGAGCATAACACCCTGTCCGACAAATTGGACACAGAAATAACACAACGCACCAACGCTGATGTAGGTTTGGCAGACAAAATCACCGCCGAAACCAAAGCGAGGGAAAGTGCGGATAGTTCGTTAAGCAGTCGCATAAACAACGAAGTGACAATACGACAGGCGGCGGATAACGAACTGCAACGTAATATAGACAGTGAAACCACCGAAAGACAGACGGCGGATACCAATATTTCAAATTCGGTGAAAGCCGAAGAATCAGCAAGAAAAAGCGCTGACAAAGAATTGAAAGCGCGTATTGATGAAATCAATGCGAACACCGAAACAACTATACTGTTTGGCGACAAAAAGCAACATACAGTAAAATTTGTTGCACCGAGTAAGCCTACACTATATTTTGACGGACAACAAGAATATGATGGCGAGGGTATGACGGTTGATATTACGCTGAAAGACGCGTTTTACATTGACGGGAAACAGATTGCCGGAACATTTTCGGAACTGTGTATAAATGTACCGATAGACGGCATTTATATCGTTGTTTATTATGATTTTATTAAAAATACGTGTAGTATATCCCGAAGTTCTACATCTGTACCGTCGGCAATTTCGGGTGATGTATGGACATTTACATTGTATCATATTGACGATATAAATTTAGAAATGAAGATAGACAGCGAATCGCCGACAGGGGAAAGATATGAGTTTATATCGGCGGCGATTGATTATGTCATAGAAAACGAAAATGCCACAGGCGACAGTTATTTCATAACCAATACATACGAACGTGTTCGTACATTGGCAGATTTGGCAACTGTCAATAAAAATTCATTTATTGACGCTGTAAATGAAAATGCAAAAAATATTACAGACATTGCAAAACATCAAATATTTGTCGTGTGCGACGGCGACCACGACGAATTAAAGTTACAGGCGGCGATAGATAGTGCGCCGTATAAAAGTATTATATATCCTGTAGGTGAATTGTGCGTTATTACAAATGCAAATATGAAGTCGGGTTACGGAATGACGGGAACTAATAACGGTGTGGCAATTCCGTTGAAAGGCGGAATGACGTTAGACGGTTCGATGTGCGATACAATTATGTTCAAAAACACAAATCCTGTCGCAAAACAATATGTTTTTCATCTGCCGGAAGGCGCTAAAATGCAAAATGTAAAATTTACAGAGGGCACGGACACAGTAACGGCGGACACAGTAAATCCGACAGTATTATCAGCGCAAAGTAGTTCACAGATAATATCCTGTACATTCTATGATATATTTGGTACACATCAATTTGGTGTATCAACGTTTGAAATGAGCAACGTTCTGTTTTTGAACAACGTCATAGATACGTTCGCAGGTGCACCGGCAAATAATTTGACATACGAAATAAAAATCGCAGGCAATTCGTTTGTTATGGGTAACAAATTTTTGAATTTCACGCAAAAAGAACAATCGTTAGGATATATGCTACAGGCGTCAACCGTTATATTTGTAAACAATTATATGTCCGGTTTTACAAATTGCAGTATTGATATAGGCAAAAAAATAGTAGGCAATATATTTAAAACGTTTACTGATTGCAGTATCGATATAAATGGCGAAATTTCGGACAATGAATTTGCAGCAATTACACAGAACACAAAAACACCGTTTATATACACCAAGGGGATTACATTAATCAGCGGAAACAGAATGCCTGTTATAAAAATTAATTCCGAATATATCGATTTTATCGAATGCGGAAATTATGCCGTTATATGCGGAAATTATATGCACATTTCCGCAGGCCCTACGTCGGGACAGTGTAATCTAATATCAGCCAGCAGTCAGACGCTGATAGCAGATAATATATTTAGGACAACGGCGTCTGTAACGGCAAATGCAGATTTTTCAATTATATACAGCGACGGTAAAACAGTAGTCAAAAATAACGTGACAAACGCAACATCAATCGGAACGTTCGGCGATACGTGCGTTGTTGACGGAAATGTGATAGGGTGGTGATATTATGTACAAATTTTATAGTAAAAACGGAACAGCACAATTTTATGAACGCGGTGTTGAAATTGACGGCACGGTGTACGGAATACATACCGACAGGGATATATTGCGTATAAAACGCAGTGTTGTAAATAACAAATTCGCCGAAACTGACGACAATTTCGATATGGACACAGAAATCGCAAAAATTCAGCATACGAGCATCACATTTAAACAGCCGACATCAGAACAACTGTCGCAGATACAGGCGAAAGCATTTGGCAGTATGTCGGATATGAAACAATATGTTCAGTCCATTATGAACGGTGAGCTGACACAGGATGAAATCAACGCAATGCTGATGTTACAGATTGCGGAACTGAAAGCAGGTGTTGGTGGTGAATAAAGCGTTAATCAAGAAGTACTATCAAATGGGTATTTACAAAGAGAAACACCTTGACATATTCGTCAAAGCGGGAGATATAACGAAAGCAGAAAAACGAGAGATTATGGAGGGTTAACATGGAAAATGAAAAAGAAGTGTGGGAGCGTCTGACTGCCGTAGAGCAGTCCACCAAGTCGGCGCACCACCGTTTAGACAGCTTGGACAAGCTGACAGAGAGTGTCCACATCATAGCCACGGAAACAAAGGCTATGCGTGAGGACGTGAACGATATAACGGAACGTGTGGACGAAATAGAAAAGCGTCCAAACAAACGATATGAAACCGTTGTCGGTGCGATATTAACCGCATTAGTCGGCGGTTTGATAGGTTATTTTGTTAAAATGTTGGGTTTTTAGTATTTTAAAATTTAGGAGGTATGTAAAAATGAAAGATTGGTTTAAAGCGGCAGGAATAAGAGCAATCAAGACGATTGCACAGACAGCGATTGCGACAATCGGTACGGCCGCCGTACTGGGTGACGTCAACTGGGTAATGGTTGCGTCAGCGGCGGCATTGGCAGGTGTATTGTCATTGTTGACATCAATCGCAGGTTTACCGGAAATTCAAAACAAAGATTAAAAAGGAGGAATAAAATATGACATTACAAGATACTGTTGCACTGATGAACAGTGCAGATTACAAGGAACGTTTCAAGGCAGAATATTATCAATTAGTCAATAGATTCAAAGGGTTAAAGAAAATGTTGGAGGAATGGGACAGGGGAAAACTAAAATTTTCCCCGACGTGTCCACGCAGTACATACGACATACAATTAAACGCAATGACTGACTATTTGGCAATTTTAGAGGCACGCGCAGTAATGGAATGTATTGAATTGAAAGAGGTGTAGGGAATATGACGGATAAAATTTTTATAAATGCAGTAAAAACATTAATCGCAAACTATTTTAACAACAATGTTGATGTGACAGACGGTAAGAAAATCACCACAGATGATGTGTATATCGTGTGGAGTTGTAAGACATTGCAGAATTTTAAAGCGTTGGCGTCAACAACTGTATCGGGCGGAATGTATTACGAAATAACCTACAATGGCGATAAAAACGAGATGTATTTTGACGCGTACAAGAAGTGGAAAAATATGACCGTAAAGGAGTGGTAATTTATGAGAATAGGAATAAATTGCGGACACACTGTAAGCGGTACTGTCGGTTGCGGTACAGTAGATTACATAGACGAAAGCGTAGAGGCACGAAATGTCGGATATGCACTTGAAGATTTACTTAAAAAAGCAGGGCATACAGTGTACGACTGTACAAATGATTATGCACCGACAGTAAGTTCAAATCTAAAACAGATAGTTGATATGGCAAATTCACAGTCACTTGACTTGTTTGTATCAATTCACTTTAACAGTGGCGGTGGGCAAGGTACAGAGGTGTGGACTTACGGCGGCAAAAAGTTTGATGAGGCAACAAATACTTGCAAGGCAATAAGTGAATTGGGTTTTAAAAACAGAGGTATTAAAGACGGCTCTAAGCTGTATGTGGTACATCACAGTGACGCGAAAGCTATGCTTGTAGAAGTGTGTTTTGTTGATACGGACGACGCAGAAAAATATAAAAAGATTGGTGCGGCAGAGTTCGCAAAAGCAATTTTCAAAGGAATAACAGGGCAGGAAACAGAAAGCGAGGATTTAACAATGTCACAATATACAGAATTAAAAGAATTAATCGAAAAACAGGCGGCGGAAATTGCCGATTTAAAAAACATCAACAAACAGTTGGTGAATGTAGTTCAAACTACAATGGTATACGATTTCAATGATGACAATATGCCGTCGTGGGCGCGTCCTGCGGTGCAGGCGGCTA